GGTAGACCGCTCAGACCGCAGAGCCTCCAGCCGCTTGTTGTAGCTCCTGATGTCGGCCATTAACGATACTCCACATGTCGTTCTACGATGGTGAATGTACCCGATGCGGTACCGCCTGTCGGTACCCCGAAGGTGAAAGTCTCACCCGGGTGGATATTAATACCGGTGTTCAATACTTCACGGGTGCGCTGTGCGCCCTTGCTGACCGGGGCAGCAGGTCCGGCACGTCCGCTTGAGTAAGTGCCGCCTGATGACACGCTCATGATGCTTTCACCGGTGCTGATTGACGTGAACGGGTCATTACCGCTGAGTGTTGCGTCATAGATGCCGTACACCACCAGCGACTTGTTGCAGTCATTCACGAAGTCCACCACACCCAGTTCAGCGGTGATGTGGTTCGTCTTACCGTTGAACGTGAGCTCGTTGCGCAGCGTGAAAATGTTGTAGTTTGCCGCGACAGCGGGGATCGAGAAATCCAGCTGTGAATGGGCGAACCATCGATCAGCGTTGTTCTTGGCATTAGGTGTGCCGATGATACCAGCCTGCCATGACCCTGTTTTAAGGGTGAGGTTGGCGCCGGTACCTGACACCCTTTCAATCTTGGCCATGACCGGGAGCGTCGGGTTGTTCAGATGCACGTCTGTCGCGGAGTTGATAAAGTTCAGCTTGTGACAGGGAACCGAGTTGCCGTTGTCCAGCACCATCTCCACTGTCATATTACGCAGACCATGCCACACGTATTTGAGTTGCGGCACTTGTCCGGTCTGAAGGTCAACCGTGTAACCGCTGGGGTTGAGTGACCCCGCCCCGAGGGTGTCGATGTTCCATTCCGTTTGCGGGATGAACGTGGCAGACCCGCCCTTGACGAACCAGAGCCCCGGGGTCAGCCCCTGGTAGCCCAGACACCACATGTCCGACCCGTTGCCGAAACCGATGTACTGGTTCACGTTCTCTTCGGGGCTTGCAAACACCACAGACGGGGAACAGTAGGACTCATGCCCGCCGATGTACCTGACACTGTCTATCGAATCCAGACGGGCGGACCCCACCCCGGTGCCGGTTGACAGGGTGGCCAGGGATCCACTGGTGCCAATAACCCCAGTGCCCGTTACGTCGTTGATATTGACCACATCGAACGCACTGATCCCGTACTGGAAGTTCACGTTTACATCGTCGCTGCGCTGCCCTGTCAGCATCTCACCGGCTTGGCTGATGGTAGAACGGCGTCCTGCAGAGTCAGCCAGGAGGGTCTGCTGGGAGGGGAATCCCGTGATGCTCAGGGATGACCGATTAGTCATCGCCAGCGCCCACACCGGCTCACGAGTGTAGGGGACCGGCAGCATGGACTCCTTGCCGGCACCGCCCAATTCATGGTACGCGGTGTTGCCCTTGGCAGGTTTGACGTGACCGAATGCTATACGCACGGTGTCACGGTGCGACTGTAGCACCAGGGCGGTTTCACCGTTGCTGACCTTCACATACTGCGACGGGTCAAGGTTGGCGACGACGGTGGACACGGATCAACTACCGAGTAGCGTTTTGGTAGCAGTCGCCGCGCCGTCCTGCACGCCCCGGGCCCCAGTCAAAATGGTGCTGGTCGACCCGGTACCGGCGGCAGCACGGCGCCGGCGGGCCTCGGTATCACCCCCAGAAGAGGCGCCAGTATCGGGCAGTCGGGGCGCTTCGGGTGCTTTCGGGGGAGGAGGGGGAGCTGAAGGGGTTCCGCCGCACATATCAAATACCTCAACTGGTTGATTTATACGCGATGATAGCATACAGGCCTCAGTAGTCTCCATCCATCACGGTCTCGTGTTGGGATTGACACGACAATGATTGTCATGAAACCCCAAACTCACTTCAGCAGATTTGCGTGCACAGATCGCCTCGAATTTATCCCTGTATCTACCCAGGTATCTCATCTAGGTGTAATCATCAAAATCAAGACTTCTTAGTGGGTCATAGTCGCCACCCTGCCGCTCCCTCAACCCCAACGCCGCATCAAGATGGCAACGGGGCACGCCGCGTTTTGGAACGGCCTGCGCAAACGTCAGATACAGCGAATCCGCCCAATCAGGCGACACCCCGAGTCGCTTCTTCATCTCCTTCTTTCGCTCCAATACCAGCCGGTCTTTGTCGTTGTGACCGAAGTCACGGGAGGTCAGCTCGGTTTCCAGCTGTGGGTCATCGGGGATCGCCCCCCCCGACATCAGCCACTCACGGCAGCGGGCCCCCATCTCGGCGGTCTTGTTCACGTAGAGTTCCTTGTCGTCCGCGTCATGCCCGAAACCGATATCGATGACGTGATAGCCCAGCTGCCGCAATCGATCTCCGATGGGGCCCCCGATGCCGGTGACGTCGATGAAGCTGACGTCAGGCTTGTGCCGGTCCAGGATCATGGTCAGCAAAGAGACCACCTTCATGCTGTCCCGGGACTTCTCCCCGGGGATCTTGTAGACCTTCTCTGATTTTGCATCCTTGCCGCGGCGAAATGAGATCATGCAGTTGTCATCGCCGCCACGGGCAATGTCGATGCCGCAGATCAACGGGTCATCACCCAGGTACTGCCCGGCCCCGCGCTTCTGCGCCTGATAGACGATGTCGGAGGGGATGAACTGCATGTCACCGCCCTTCGGGAACATGCCCTTGACCCGCACCCTGGCCCGGTCGCTGTCCTCACCATAGTCGTCGATGATCTCCTGCAGATAGGCCTTATTGGTCATCTTGGCGGTGCGGCTGTCCACCGTGCGGGTGATCCAGCGGTGCGACTGGCGCCGGAAGCACTCATAGAAAGAGCCGTTGTTGCGAGTGGGGTTGCCGAATGCGAAATGCATGGGCTCGCCGTCGGTCAGTCCGCCCGACGCCACTTCCCAGATCTTCTCGCAAATGGCGCTCGCTTCGTCGAAGAGATACCAGGGGGTGCTGTCGGCGCAGTGCAGCCCGGCGAACGCCTCTGACGCCTCTTCCCGGCTGGTCAACGCGTCGACTCGCCAGGTGTTGGGGTAGGCCCGGTGGCTGATCGACATGGCGGTGACTTCGAACCAGTTCGAGGTGATGCAGCGACGGTGCCATTTGGAAAGCTCCGACATGGTCTTGGTCTTGAGCTGCTCTCCGGTGTTGGCGGTCACCACCCCCTTGCTGTTGGGGCGGGTGCTCATCACCCACAGGATCAGCCAGGCGGATAGGGCGCTTTTGCCGATGCCATGACCTGACGACACTGCCACCCGAATCGGATCCACTGGGGTAACACCGTCGAACTTACGCACGGTGACCGCCTGACCGATGGTGTTGAGGATGTCGATCTGCCACTCGTCAGGACCGTCAAAGCCGCGCAGGTCACCCTCACCCCAGTCGAAGGCATAGAGCACAAAACCCAGAGGGTCGGCGTAGAAGCGGCTGATGTCGTCGGCCAGCATCAGATCGACATCGTCCGACACGTAAAAGTCGTTGCTGACCTGCATGGCGGTGTGCAGCGGGGCTGTCATCTTAGACAAACGCCAACGCCAGCCGGTTTTGAGCCGGCCCCGCGATGATACCAGATCCGCCGCACACCCTTGGGTTTCAGCAGATCCCGCACCGAAACGACATCCATCTTGCCGTGGGCGCCGGATAGATACACGTCTTCAGGGCCACACCAGCTCACCGTCATGATGCAGCCGTACCGAGACCGTGCTTGATAAGACCCCTCACGGTACAGCCGCACATGCCCGGTGACCTCCTGGTAGTGAGCCAGCACTTCAGCATCTCCAGAGCAGAATGTGGGTACGTAGAAAGGGGATCAAAAGCACCTTATTCATCCTCAGGACTTTGCATGCGCTGACGGGCCCGGCAAAGACGTTCCATCACCTCCTGCCCACTGCTGAGATGCACCTTCTTCGGCGCTTCCCAGCCTTCCAGCTCAGCCAACTGTTTGATGGCACCCATCTGGCTGTGCAGTTTGAATTTAAACCCGTCTCGGCCTGCAGACAGCTCACTGATCGCAGCGGCATGTTTGTCGTCAAGCTCCGCGCCGTCTTTCATCTCCCAGACGGTTTGATATACAGGGTTGCCGTCCTCATCCTCTCCCACTTGCGCCTTGCGGAAGGTGACCAGATCCTTGGCGTTGGTCCGGGCAATGTCGGAGAGGGTCTTCATGGCCTCCTCGCGGGTCATGATGGCCTCTCGTGCTACCTCTGCGACGAGAGAGTCATAGAAAGCCCTCACTCCAACGTCTTCCAACATGCGTCCAACAACGTTCGAGGCGGCCTTGCTGGTTTTGGCCGTGCCACCCGCCTTTCGATATGCAGAAACGCGATCCATCCCGGAGACCATATTGATGATCGTCAATCTCTGTAAGTCGGTTAGCGTGTCGGCCAGCGCCTGCTGCTCGTAGGACAATTTCATAACGGCTTTTACGGCTCCTCAATACTGCGGATGCGCCAATAACGTAATCAAACACTGCCCCGATTATAAATGATCGCTGATCAGGTAACCACTTCCCTATTTTATCCGGTCCAGCGGGCTGATTACCCCATTCCCGCCGCGGTTCAATACGTGGGTGTAAATTTGGGTGGTCGATACGTCTGAATGGCCCAACAACTCCTGCACGGCGCGGATATCGTGCCCCGCTTCCAGCAGGTTATGCGGCGTTTTTGCCGTCTACTTTGCGTTATGGCGCTACCGCAGCGTCCCATCCAGCCCCGGCGCTTAGCTTTGCGCTTGGTCTTCATTACAGCTGTTTTAGTATCAAAAAGTACCATTGTGTGGCAGTCAGGCAGGCTAGGAAGTTCGCCAACATCAGGATGATGGTCTAATCTGGTGATCTTGTACTTAATGTGCTGCGCGCCGTATCTATCATCATCTTCACGACTTGCTCCATGGCTCGCATCTACGAAATCACCTGGCTGTAGGTCCATGTCATACGCATCGGTCATGTACTGCACTTTTACTGTCTTGCCCATCCTGCACCTCCGCGCCATAACAAGGCGCTCAACGATTGGACCTACGCCGCTGGCGCGGCTCCGGCCCGTTAGCTTTGCGTTAAATTACCGGAGTTAATCATGCCCATATCAGCTAAAGGCGCAATAATCTCAGGCAATGGTAAAGGCGGCGTCCGCGCTGAGAGCGGGAGCACCGTAATACTCGATGGTGCAACCATAACCGGCAACGGTGGTGATGGTGTCAGTACCGATGGAACATGCGATATCAGCATTGATGGCGCCAACATTTCCGATAACTCCGGCATGGGGGTTAATGAATCGCGCATAGAGTCCGAACAGAGCACAGAACCAAATA